GCGGGCTTGGCCGTGAGTAGTTGTAACTCTTTGAGTAGCTCCTCGGATTTCATTTAGTTTTTGGCGACTTGGATTTCCAAGAGTTGAGAAAGTTTGAAAGCAAGTGTGACGGTCAGCATATTGGTGAAGACCGGCGGGAATTTTTCGGTGTCTTCGATGATTTTGGTTGTCTCGATCTTGACCGGGGTCGTGTAATTTGTGTGCAGGAAACCGCCGACGATTTCCCAATTCCCAAAGTTCTCGTCCTCATCCACGCCATTGACGCGAAGCACCTTGAGGGTTCCGATTGGAAGTGCGTAGCGTGTCGTGTAACCAAAAGCGGGCGGCGTGGCATCTGCGGTGATCGAGGACTGAATGCGAGCGAATTGCCAATCGAAGTCGGCCAGCACCTCGTTTCGCGTTTGCTCGTAAAGGGATTGAGCGATGACCATTGGCTCCCCGTAGGGCTTGAATTGATCGGCGCTGCCCACCCGGAGAATGGCTTGGCGGCAAATTTCCACAACGCTGTTGGCCGAGGATGTGGCGCGGGGCTTGGATGATTTTTCGACAAGGACTTGGATGGTTGGGCGGTTGAGGGATTCCGCTGCAATGGTTGCCATAGCATTGGCGATGTCGGCCTTGCCGGTCAGCGGGAGCGCGACCTTGGCCGTGATGCGGGCGATGAGCGCCTCGACAAATGGGGCCGGGAACAACGCCACATCGGTGATATTGGCCGTGTAATCCAGCTTGATGTTTTGGTTTTGCGGTGAGGTGTAAGTGAATGTTCCCGAAACCAAGCTGGAGATTTTTGCAGTAAAAGGCCCGGAGGTGCTTGAAACCTCGGTCACATTTGCGGTGATTGAGGTATTAGAAAGGGCGATCCCATTGCCATTTGCATCCGAAATGTTGAAAGTAGTGTTTGAAGGGTTGGCGCTAATTAAATATGTCGCCGTGGAACTCAAATTGGAACCGGCGGGAAGGTTGGTGAACTGAACTTCTTCGCCAACGGAAAAGCCGCCTCCGAGATCGGAATGGATAAAACCACCGACAATTTCCCATTGGCCGAAGTTTTCGGTTGTGTCGATGTTGTTTACACGAAGCAGTTGAATGAAATCGGTCGGGAGCGCGTAGCGTTTGCTGTAACCTTGGGTCGGGCCGGTAGCATTGGCGGAAATGCTAATTTGCTTTTTGGCAAACGCCCACGGGAGTTCAGCAAGGAGTTCCTCCAGCGCATGGTCGTAGAATGAATGCGCGAAAATAGCGGGTTGCCCTCCGGTCTGTCCTAACGCGCCGGTTGATCCCAACCGCATGACGGCCTGCTTGCAAATGTCCGATTTGGAAGCAACGCCGCTGGTCGTGCGTGGAGCAGCAGAGGTTTCGGTTTCCTTGAGCAAGGAGGGTCTTGCCGCAAAGGTTTCCAGTTCCTTGGCTGCGGCTACGGCTTGGTCGCCCATGCCAAGTGCCATTGCCAGTTTGTAGGCCAAGCGCACAACTACCATTTCAATAAAAATTGGCGGATAAGTTGTATCGCTGGCAGAATCGCAAATGTAATCGAGGGCGACTGGAGAAGTTAAATTTGTGTGAATATCTGTTCCCACGATTTCCCATTGACCATAATTTTCAGAAGCATCGATCCCTCCAAGTCGAATAGCCCTTACAAAATCATTAGGAAGAACATATTTGACCGAGTAACCGGTGAGCGGGAGCGTTCCATTTGTAAGGCTGGATTGCTTGCGGGCGAACTGCCAATTGAATTCCGAAAGGACTTCCTTGACCGTCTGGTCGTAAAACTTGGCGGCAAAGACAAACGGTTGTCCGTTTTGCTTGAAAGCATCGGCGCTGCCGACACGCATGACGGACTGCCGGATGATCTCGCTGGCGGTGGCGGTGAGCGTCCCGGAGTAATTTGCCACGGCCTCGACCGCTTCCAATAGCGCGGGCTTCGTCATCAAAAACTGGATTTCTTTAAAGAGTTCTTCGGATTTCATTTGGTGGCGGGTGCTTCAACGAGGGTTGCCAGCTTGAAAGCCAGCGTGGTGGTGAGAAGGTTGACGAAGATGGGCGGGAACTTGGTGGGGTCGGTGACCTCGGTGATGAGATCAACGATGATCGGGGTGGCAAAATCGGTGTGGATGAAATTGCCCACGATTTCCCATTTCCCTGTGTTCTCGGAGTCATCGAGGTTGTTGATCCGCAGGATTTGTTTGGTGTCTGCCGGGATGGCGTAGCGGTAGTCGTATCCGGTCGTGGGGTTGCTGCCGTCTTTGGCAACGGACACTTGAGCGCGGGCGAACGACCATTGGAAATCGGCGAGGAGTTCGTCGCGGGTTTGCTCGTAAAGCGACTGCGCCAGCACCATTGGTTCTCCGAAAGGCTTGAACGAATCCACGGTGCCAACGCGCAAAATTGCTTGGCGGCAAATCTCGGTGACGCTCAAGGCGGCGGTTGTTCTTGCCGGGGCGCTGCGTTGCTCGATGGCATTGGCGAAACCGGGTTTTTGGAAAATAAATTCGGTTTCCTTCGCGAGGATTTCCATCCGGGCCGAATCGCCGTTAGTCATGGCAAGGCGCATGGCAATCTTGTTGACCAGAAGATCGATGAAGACCGCCGGGAACTTTGTCACATCGGTGACTCGCTCGGTGGCATTGAGTAGAAGCGGGGTGGTGAAATTGGTGTGGATGTATCCGCCCACAACCTCCCACACGCCGAAGTTCTCAAATTTGGGAATCCCGTTGACTCGGTGGATAGCAAGAATGGAACTGCTGATGGGATACCGCTGCGTGTAATTTGACCCGTAAGGAGGCGTTGGGTCAGCGGTCAGCCCCGGGGTTGCCCTTGCAAACGCCCAATCAAATTCCGAAAGGAGTTCGTCGCGGGATTGGTCGTAAAACGAATTCCCAAGAATCGCCGGTTGTCCGCCGGGTTTGTATCCATCGGCGGTGCCGGTCTTGAGGATTGCAAGGCGAACGATGTCGGCTTGCGTGGTGATGGTGTTGGTGGATCGCTGGCGACCCACGGCCTCGGTGGCTTTGAGAAAAGCGGGCTTTTGGATGGTCGCGGCGAAAAGTTCCGCCATTTGACCGAAGAGGTCTTTTGAGCCGGTAAGCGGCATGGCAAGAACGGCGGCGAGTTTGATCGAAAGCGCCTCCACAAAAATTGCCGGGAACTGCGTTGTGGTCGTTGTGTTGGCAATGTAGTCGAGCGAGACTGCTCCAGAAATGTTTGTATGCAGTTCGGTGCCGATGATTTCCCAAGTGCCGAAGTTTTCGGAGGCGTCGATGCCGCTGACCCGAAGGGCGCGGATAAAGTCGGAAGGGAGGGAGTATTTGAAAGAGTAACCTGTTAAAGGTTGTGATGCGCCTAACAAGCCAGCTTGCTTGCGGCAGAATGACCAATCAAAGTCCGCTTGGAGTTCTTCGACCGTTTGCGCGTAGAACAGCGAACAATAAGTCGCTTGCGCGGTCGAATCCGAGAGGCTGGTGATCCTCGCGTCTCCGAGTCTGGCTAGTGCCAGATTGCAGATTTGGACATCGGTCATTTAGAAAAAAGGGGTGGCAGACATTTCCCGGTCTGCCAGCGGGTTTGCGGTTAGGCTTCGTCGCAGGCGATCTCGACGACCTTCTTCTCTTCCATGCGGGTCGCGCCGAGGCTGGCGACCGAGCGGATTTGGAGCGAGTGCGAGAGGTCGGTGCGGACATCCATGTGGGTCTTGAGGCCGCGCTCGGCGAGAACGATGCCGGACTTCACATAGGCGTAGCAGGAGCGGATATTTGTCGCGACCGGCAGCAATTGGGTGCGGCGGAACTTGAATCCCATGAAGGTATTCAAAGCACCGTCCACCAAGGCGCGAACCGTGTTGTAGTCGGCGCTGGTCACTTCGGTTGTGCGGAGCAGGTCTTGAAGCTGCTTGGCCGAAACCACGATGATGCGCTCCTCCTCTTCGTCCACCTCGTTGGAGTCGAGGATGAACTTGGCGCGGCGGAGTTTCGCGATGGTGAGTCCGCTGTTGGCGGCGGCACCGGTTTCCACATACTGCACGCCAACTTTTTGGCCAGCAGGAAGAGCTTGTGCGGTAACGCCGGTGGTGCCGGTGTAGGCGGTGCCACCGAGGGCCGAGATAATCACCGAATCGCAGGTGCGGGCGTAGGCCGCGCCGTGCGACTGAACGATGGGGGATGTCGGAAGGACAACCTCTCCGAGGAGTTGCTCATCCCATTCGTCGATGAGTTTCGCGGTGTCGTATTGCTGCGGGCGAATCCAGCGTTTCGCCATGTCTTGGCTGCTGATGCGCGTGTCGCCGGAGCGGTCGTTGATCAACGCCATCGCGGCAACATCAATCGTGTTGTAGGACTTCTCTTTTCCGTTGATCGAATCGAGGGTCACATACTCACGGAGGCGCGAGTTTTTTTGCTGAACGAGATGACGCCAGTTCGCGTCGAACTGGGTCGTGTAATGATTGGGGATGTTCGTCAGAACACCATTTTGGTCTGCCATTTTATTCTCCTTGTGTTGAGTTGAGTTGGTATCAGTCGAAACTGATGATTCATTTGCTCCCTTCGCTTCCGAGTGTCCCGTGTGGGGTCTTTCGCTTGCGGGTTTTGAGGGAGCAGGCTCAACGAGGAGGTGTCTGCTCTGACGAGATGTGGTCTATCGCATCACACGGTATCAGTCAAAACATTTTTAGCAGGGCCGGGAGTTGAACCCGGAATTCCAGATTATGAATCTGGTGAGATACCATTTCTCCACCCTGCAAATTGTCACCCGTTTTTGAGGAGGCTAGTGACCAAAGTAGCAATTTCGCGGTCGCCGTCTTTGTAGCGTTGATGCAATGGGTTTTCGGCATTCCGCATGATGTCCATGGCTCGGGATTGGCCGGTCATCATCTCGGCGCTTTGCATTCCACGACCCATCTTGTCCTCACTTATCAATTGAACCAATCGAGCATATCCGCGCACGACCTCGGGATCGCTGAACCCGTGCGAACTTGCGTTGACCCCGACCATTTTTGCGGCGTTTTTTACAAGGTCTATGTTTTTGCCAAACTCGGTTCCCCATTCTTTCTGGAGTGATCCGATTGCCTCGGTGCGTTGCTTGTCAAAGGTGGCTTGGAGCGACTCCAGTTTGACCTTCTCGTAATGCGCGAACTGGTTGGCGAGCGCCTTCATCGCGCCGGGGGGGACATTGTGTTTGTGCGCGATCTCGGCAAATGGCTTTGCGAAATCGTCGTTCCATGTCATGCCTTCCGGCAGCGCGTCCGGTGCGAATTTGTAGTCGTCGAGCGTGTCGGGAACGCCAAGCGCCTTGCGGAAGGCGGCGACCTCCTCGGGCGAGGATTTCTCGCTGGGGACTCCAAGTTTTTTTCCGATGAGTGCATTCGCATTGGCAAGCGCCTTTGCCATGTCGGGAACGCTCTTGTATTTGGAGAGCGTGTCCTTGTAGGCAGCGGAATCCTCCGGGAGGTTGTTCGTCCACCCCTCTCCAAAGGTGCCATCGGGATTGACCCATCCGGTCGAGGGTTGCGTTGGGGTTTCCGCAGCGGGCTGCGACGATGCCGCTGGCGCGGCGTTGGTGCTATCGGCTCCCGTATCGAGCAACGATTGCTCGGAGGAGGTATCGATGGTGTCTTCCATAAATGGTATCAGTCGAAACAGCGTTATTCACCCGGCTGATTGGCGAGCGATCCGTCCTCGGTGACATAGCCGAGGTGGGTCGTGCGGTTCGCGTATTGCGCCTTGAATTGCTCGGGGTGGTAGTCGCGCATCCACTCCACATAGGCGTGAGTCTTGTCGCCGAGCATGAGATCAAGTTCGGGCTGCGGCGGAATGGTTTTGGATTCGGTTTTCTTACTCATTTTTTGATTTTGCGTTTGGGTTCTTCGATGTTGCCGTCTGCGATCACCGGTCGCTTGAGCATCATTTCGATGTGAAGGATCACGCCCCGCTGACCATCGCGGAGCGCAGCGACCACGGGGTTGTAGTCGTATCCGGGAAGAAACACTTGGGACTCGGTGGCGAACTGGTGCTTCATGTCCGCAATCACCGCTTGCCCGTCCTTGCTGTTGAAGACCCGGTGGTAGGCGTTGATGATTTTCTGGCGCTCGCGTTCGCGTTTGAGCGCCTCGGCTTTGTCGATGGGTGCCATCATGCCGCTGCCATGCCGGGGAGCATCCCCGCGAGAACGGAATCTTGCTTCACGGCACCGGCCTTGCCGAGGGCGCTGGCGGTGCGCTCCAGTTGCTCGGCCTGCATTTGCGCTTGCGCGGCCTGCGCCCGGTCGGCACGCATTTGCGCGACCATTTCCTCTTCCATAAGCCAGCGGGCCGGTAGCCCATCGTTGCGGGCCATGTCGCGTGTGATCTCGTCTAGGTCGTAGTTGTCGAGCATCTCCGGGCGGAGTTGCGCGTAGGGCAGAAGCATCTCGCTCATGCGAATGAACGAGGCGTTTTCGAGTTGCTTGATCGCGAGCGCGACTCGGCTGTTGTAGGAAATCTCCGGTTCGGGAATGAACCCAATCATCGCCAGTTGTTGCGGCGGGGGAGGGAACTTCCCTTGGCGGGCCAACACCGCGAATACCCGGCGCAAAAGCGGATTGAATAGCTCGGTCGTCATGCGCGAAAATGTCGGCGAGAACTGGATCAGTTTTTCGCTGGCGCGTTCGGCAACCTCGCGTGCGGTCATCTGCTTTTCGAGCATCGCGAACATCTTAAAAAGATCGACATGGAATGCCTCGTCGATTGCCTTGCGCTTCCACTCCGCCCGCTGAATACCGATGTCATAACGACCCATCGTGTTCCATTCCTTCGGAGTCGCCGAAGGGTTGTTGGGATCGAAATAAGTAACGCCCCCGGCGCGTAAATCGATGTCTCCATCGAATCCGGCAGGGATGAGGATGCGTGGGAAAGCCGCGAGTTCGGCGAGCGAATCAAGTTGCTTCTCAAGGAAATTGAGTTGCTTGGCTTCGGGTAGCGCCATCCAAGCCGGGGAGTAGCCGTAGGCTTCGCAATTCTTCCATTTCAAATATCTCGTCACGAAGAACGGTTGTTCCTCAAATCCGCTGACAAGCAAAAGGTGCTTGGTGGATTTTTCGACATAGACCGAAGCGAAAGGCTTGTTCTCCCCATCACGCTTGCCGGGGTCGATTTCTCCGGGGCCGCGAGGATAGATCATGTGGACGCATTGGAATTTCCGATTGGATTTGGGCATCTCCAATTCCTTCCGCATCGGCTCGCTCAATGCCTCGACGCCAAACTTGAGAGCGGCCTGCCGAGCGGTCATCTCGTATTCGCGAGTGAGGGTGTCGATGTAGCCCTCGTCATTCTCGCTGACAGCAAATGTGCCGATGTCCACCTTGGTGAAATTTAGCGCGGAGTTGCGACCGGCTTCGACAAGGATCGCAGCGGTTCCGAATGCGCCACGATCCAAATACAATTCGTGGATTTCGGTGTAGAAATTACTCCGCGAAAGTTCCGCCTGCATCACCTCGGTGCAGCGTTGGAACCATTGCTCGACATCGTCCTCGCTCTCCATTTCCTTGGGCGGATCGCAGGTAAACCACCGGCTTTCCAGCGGGGTCATCCATGTGAGTTGCCCATTCGCGAGAACCATGTTTGCCCGCACCGCCGTGGAATCAAACAGCGCCGTTTCATCGCCCATGTCCGGGGCCGAGGAGTTCGCGAATGTCCCGCTTTTGCGAGGCATCACATATTTCGCGATGTCCTCCCACAACGATTCCCATGTGGCGCGTTGGGTGACGAGTTCGCCATGCCTCTGGAGAACCTTGTCGGCGAGGTCGGTCTTCATTCGGTATCAGTCAAAACAGCGTCAACCGAGGGTTGAGTAACCAGTAGTCATTGGCGCTTGTCCAGATTCCCCGGCTAGGATTGACCGGCGCATTCCCTTCCGCCGTGTAGCTTCGGCGGCGACATCCGACTGCGGATCACCGGGATCAACCGTGGCACCGGGAGCGGGCTTGTTGGCCTCGGCTTGCCGCTTCATCTCTTCGATCTGTGCATTCTGTGCGGCAATAGCATCCTGCCGCTGTTTCTCCATAATTTCAAGCTGGCGCTGTTGAGCCGCCGTCTGCGCTGCGGCTTGCGCTGCGGCTTGCTGTTGCAATTGCTTTTGTTGTGCTGCTTGTTGTGCTGCGGCTTGCTGCATCTGCTGCTGTTGCTGTTGTGCAGCTTTCTGCTCTTGTTTGCTTGGGCCTTTTTTCCCTCCGCCAAACCAAGCTAGGCAGGGTGAGAGGATCGGGTTTTCGGAATGGTCAGTAAGTCGCATCGCTTATGGAGTTTTTGGGTTGAATAAACTCGGAGCGGGCGGTCTCGCCGACTCCATGCGATGTAGGGAAGAGGATAGGGGGCAAAGTTGCAAGGGTTATTTTGACTGATACCACAATATATGGTGATGAGCCAGCAGTTCTGACACAACCTGTGGTATGTGTGCGCGGCATCGCGCCAGCGTTCGTCGGGGTCGTGGATGTCCACCGGGCGGGCGAGCATGAAGAAATCTTCGGTGTTGATGACCACCCCATTCCATGAGGTGAGTTCGACCTCCTCGGCGAAGGATCGTGGTTGCGGGTAGCGCCGGTAGAGATCGAGGATTTGGAGTTCTAGTTCGCGATTCATCGCCGGACACGCGAGAACTCACCACGGAATCCTGCCACAACCTTTGGGCGTTCGCCGCTGTTGGCTTTGCGTGGAATGGCGCTGCGGTCGATCACCATGCCGCGATTGATTGCTTGATGGGACAAACTAAACGCATCGGAAAAATGGCTCGCCCAATCATGCACCGGCACATCCTTGATCGTGACGCCATCGCGTTCCTCTTTGGAATGGTAGGCGTCGAGCGCATCGAGACCATCGACGCATCCGGCCTCGTTGAAATGAATGCGCGGGAACGCATCGTTCGCCAAATTGATGCCATCCCAAACCGAGAGTTGCCGTGGCACCGGCACCACGCCCGTCAGCCCTGCGGTCGCAAGCGCCCCTTGCCAGAGTCCGCCGTTCTCGGCGCTGGCATCGTGAGGAAGGAAATGCGCTCCGTAGGCATACTGCTTGGCCTTGAGTCGTGCGGCCCAATCCGCCGGGGTCTTGCATTCATCGTCGCCGCTCAATGCCTCCAGATAGTTGAGCCGGTCGCCGACCATTTGCCACACCCAAACCTTCTGGTTGAGCGGAGCGCCAACATCCCATGAGGTGTATGTCGGAAGCTCTTTGAACCACAGGATGTCGTTGCTGATGCGCTTCTCGGCGCGGGCCTTTTCGAGGTTGCGAACATAGATCGCCCCCGGCCTGCCGACATTGAAGGAACATTCGTATTCCTGCTGAAACGCATTTTCCGTGGTGCCACGCCGGATGTCGCGCAGTTCCTCCTCGGCGATGATACCGCTCTCGCTCGCCTTGAGCATGAGGGTGAACCACTCGGGGTCGGCACACGCCCGGTTCCATTGCCGCCAAAAGCTATTGCGCCCCTTCGGAGTTCCGACCCATGTCGCCCATCCCATGTAGTCGGTGAGTGTTGGTCGGATGACATTGTCCCACGCTGCCGGGTCAATGTCGGCAGCTTCATCCATGACCACGCCATCGAGGTAGATACCGCGCAGGCGCTCGTAGGCTTCGCCGGAATACAATCGGATCGTTGCGCCGTTGTGGAAGGTGATTTGCAAATCCGCCTTGTTCACCACCACGCCGGGGATTTGCGCGGTAAACTGCACAAGGTATTTCCACGCAATGTCCTTCGCCTGCTCGCGGGTCGGAGCGATGTAGGCATAGCGCAGCGGCGGGCCGGGGCGTTTGTGGGTGAAGACCTTCGCGATGAGGTCTTGAATGCACACAAAGGATTTCCCAGCGCGGCGGTGCAGCACCATCACCGCCCACCGTTGCTGGCGCGAGAGATACCCGGCCAACTGCGGCCTCGGAACGATGTCGATGTTAATTGCCACCGATGCGGATGTTCACATCCATCGTCGCCGCGATGTCGATCTTGTCCGGCTCGTTCCAGCCCATCGCCTTCGCGAGCATCTCACCGTATTTCGCGCAGGTTGGATTCTCGGGTGGGAGTTCCATGAACCGGGCGCGGAGTGTTTCGAGATAGGTCTCGCGCTTGTAGCTCATCTTTTCCTCGGTTTTGGCGCGGAGTTCGTCGATGCGAGCGGCAACCCTTGCATTTCCTTGCAACTTGCAACTGGCACCATCGGCTCCCTTTTCGGAGTAACCGGCGCGAATGTAGGCTTGTGTCAGCGAGAGACCGCTGGCGACTCCTTGGCAAAACGCCTCTTGTTTCGGGTTGAGATTCATTGGTTAATGGTATCAGTCAAAACAAACCTTGACAAGTTTTCGTCATCCCCCTTAAGAATCCCCCTGCCGAATTTCTACTTCGGTGCGTTCTTCGGCTTTGGTTTTGACCTTCGTTTGCCGGAAGAGGATTTCGACCGTTTCCGGGTCATCGTCGGGGATGAGTTTGGCATAGCGCAATTGGTCGATAAGTGGCTTGCAGCCGCCTGCAAAATTGTCGGCGTCGAGGAGCTTTGTGGCGTGTCTCGTAATGCAGAGAGTAATGCGGTTTTGGCGCGTTTCTTCTCGCCTTGCAGGGCCGTCCAATGCTGGCCGAGCAACCGGTTGAGGCTTGGCGTGAGGTAGCGTCGAAGTGTGAGAGAAACTGCCATCGGGATTTTGCCGGTAGCCGAGGTTTCGGAGTTGTTCATGTGTCCAGTTCATCTTTTCTTTCTGGCGCGAAGCATGGCGATGACCTCGGGAAACTTGGCCGGGTGGAATGCCACTTCTCGGATTTTGTCCGCAGGTAATTCAATGGGCAGAATCGAGCAGATTTGAACAAACGACCGTGACTTCAAAAAATGTTTCGCCGTTCGCCGCGCCTCCTTGATGATCGCTGTTGCGTGCTTGGATTTGTAGTGGTTCTTGTTCCAGCAATCTTCGACCGCTTGCCAAATGATTCCGCAGGCCGTTTCGCGGACTCCATCAAGATGATAGCCACGCGATGGGGGTCGCGTGGTATCAGTCAAAACGGGGTTAGAACGGGATTTCTTCACCTTCTTCGGTGTGGGTTTTTTCGACATGGGTTTTGATTTCCTTGGTGGCTTTTTCGATGGGAACGACCTGCTTGCCGTTGCCGAGGATCGGGGTCTGGACTCCGCTCTCGCGCTCCTGCTTGCTGATCGACTGCTTGACCATGTAATCCCCGAATTCGCCTCCGGGGGTTGGTATCAAAACGAGGTCAGCGAAGACTGCCGGGTTACCGTTTTTGCGGGTGATCCGCTTGAAGCGGGCTTTGTCGAGTTGGGTGACATCAATAGATAATGTAATCATTTTATTTTGTGTATTTTCTTGGGTTTGTGTTCTGGCGGGAGATTGTTGAGAAACGAAACCGCTTTGCCGGTGTCGCCGACCTCCGCAGCGTGGACGCAATTGTCGGAGATGATCCCGTTCATCTGGAGGATGTTCATCGCGTCGATCTCGTCGTAGCTTTGCGCGAAAATGTAATGTTGTAGCGTGTTCAAGGTATCAGTCAAAACTTTGTTCCAGAATTTCGTAATTGTTTCGGCGGGAACCAAACCTGTCCCACCCCACCGAGGATTTGCCGCTAACTTCTTCAATCCTGTAGATGCTCCAAAGGTTTAGTTCTGCAATGTGTGCGACCAAGTAATCGAAATCACCTCTCTGATAATTTGTATAAAATGTTCCCTTTGATGTTCTTTTTTTACAGGATGTTGAAATTTTCCACTTGTCTCCTGCTATTGGTGTCGCTTTTTTGATTTGAATTGTAATCGCTTTGGATTGTGGCTTATGCAAAACAAGATC